TTGAAAATATGGTGTTGTCACAAACCACGAAAACATTACTAAATTCATGACTAAATCGTCATGATTACCACCATCAGCCTCGTAAGACTGACCTTTACCAACGAATGTGACTAATTCATTGATTGTAAACTTATCTATTACTCTTAACTTATTTTCTTCCATAAGTTCTTTGAGAGTTGAACACCCAATCTGTTTAACTTTACGAGTCATTGTAACACCGATACCACTAGCTTTAACTGAGGATTGAGTGAAAACATTGGGATATTCTATATCATAATGAAGACTATTACAAACTATTTGACCTTGATCGTTATTTTCTACTACGACTAGAGCTTCATTGTACAAAGTAGCATATCTAGCTATTATATCAGGAAATAGTAGTGGTGATATCATATTATCACGATATATACCGACTTGTTTGAAAGGTTTTTCTGATACATCAAATACAGAGAATGTAGAATAGTCTTGTCCTCGACCTCTAGCTACATCAACTGTCATGATATATTGATTCTCTTTCTTGGGTTCAGCGTATAAATGGACATTCTCTTTAGCCCATAAAGCATCATGACCTTGTAATCCAAGTAAACAGTTAGCACTAATCAAAGTGTTACCTGTACCTAAGAATGAATTACCGAATTCTTGTTCAAATTGTAATTCAGAAGTGTTAGCGATAGTTTGTTTTTTCCAAGCTTCGTCTCTACCCGGTACATCAAACCAGTTAATAGTGTATGGTTGATACTCATTCTTTTGATTTTGGGCACCTTCATACAGTTTATGATACATATTACCGATACCATTAGCTGTAGAAGTTATAATAACTTTTGACTTACCACCTGATGTAACAACAGGATATGTAGATGTATAGAATTGTTCAGCGTTATCTACGAACGCGAACTCATCAAGATACAGTAGATTAACTGATAGACCACGAATTGAGTTAGCACCTGTAGCTGAAGCTATGATTCTACTATCATTTTCGAATTCGATTGAACCTTTGTTTAGTGTCTTTGTACCGGGTTGTAAAAAGAAAGGTACATGCTCTAACATAGTTGTGATACGAGCTAACATCTCTCTAGCTGTCGAACCTTTGTTAGCTAGAATAGCGATTGTTTGTTCTGGTTGAAATAGAAGATACCAGACTAGATAAGCACAAGTTGTAATCGACTTACCAGACTGTCTACATGCTAGAACAATACTAAATCGACTCTCGTCAAAGTGTGTGATTAGATCATCTTGATATCCACGAAGTTTGAATGGTACTAATCCGTCATCTAGTGAAATGATTTTAATGTAATTTTCAATAAAGTGTGCTGGGTTTTCCATACACTTCTTATATTCTAGTATTTCTTCTTCTGTCCAATGAGCGGCTACACCGGCTCGTTTAACATTGATATTACCTAGATAACCTTCATTCTTGTGCATTTTGTTTTAATAACTTCTGTAATTCAGCTGATGAACCGACAAACAGATTATTCTGTACTTTGTCAGGCATATTATTGTCTTTATCTAATTCTTTCATCTTAGCTTGTAAATCGATTAATTTTTCTGTAGTCTCACCAACTGTCTTGATTAATTGTCCGGCTACTTCGTATACTCGTGGATGTTCAGATTCCTTTGCTATGTCTAGAATACCCTCTATAGCGTCCTGTCCTCGCTCTACAAGACCGTAAAAGATTTCCCTAGAGTACTTGTAGTCATTACTTTGGTCTTGATCTGTAGTTTTGATAACAGGTAGATTTTTTTCAGCTTGTACGATTTCTCCTTGAATATCAAGAAGTTCGTCTAATTTTTGATCGACTTTACTCATAATATGTATTTATAACTACTTCGGATCAGTTGATTTATCGTCTGAGTATGTTATATTAGGTTGTTCAAACCATTCAGTTACTTCGTTGTAGGTTATAGAATCACCAACTTCAGCATCATTTGGTATAGGAGTTACAATTTGTTCAACAACTCTACCGTCTTCGTCTTGAGTTGATATTTTACCTGTTCCTTTTTCTAAGTATGTTCTAACTTTAGCTGTTCTAATAACTTCTGAATCTGTAACAGGTCCATAAATATAGTTTTTCATTGTAAATTCGAGTGTATAAGTTAATGCTTGTCTTGTTTCTAAATCACCTTCGTAAGTGTCTTCTTGAGATACACTTGTTAGAATAATCGGTACATCTCTTTTATCGTTCATACTCGGTACAGTATTAATTGTTACTGTATAATCAGGTGTGAAGTATGGTAGTATTTGTTCAACTATTTGTAATCCATCGTCTGTATTCTTTACTAGAATACTCAATGTGAATCCGAGATTGTATGGTGCTGGAGAATATTGATAATTCATCTTCTGTGGGTTTGTAGTATCAGCTGATCTAAATTGTGTTTTCTTAGTTAACTTTCTAGTACTATCATATTCAATAGCTGTCAATTCAAATCCCATTCTTGGTAATGAGATGGCCACCGCTTTAGCTGTTGGATCGAGTGTTGATTGTAAACGAGCTATCCATCTTGATCTAGGTCCGTACGCTAACGGAACAGGAATTATTTTCCCATCCGATCTTTCAATAGTTATGTTATTAAACAAAGTTCCAAATACTGAAACAGCTCTTTTAATAGTTGAATGATAAAAATGATTACCTAACATTATGTCGCGTCTCCGAACGGATTACCTTCTGAGAAATCAATTATCCCATCAGCATCTGTTTCTATATCAAAGTTAAATGCTCCAGGATCATTTGACAACTCTTGTGTTTCACCAAGAACATTAACAGCTCTTCGTGAAGCTAAACTATCTTCTAGAACAATATTATCAAACTCTGTCGAATCTACACTAGTACCAGATTCTAATGAAATACTTGAACCTTGAGTATGTGTTTCTAATTTTAAGTTATCTGTACCCGTTGTACCATCAGTTATATAACTCGGTAATGATACACCAGCTGTACCAGTTTCAAAGTTAATGTAATATCCCTCTTGACCTGTACCACTTAATATTAATAAATCTCCGTCTAGTGAATCTTCAGTTTTAATAAGACCTGTTGTTGTATCTGTAAGTAAGAAAGTTTGATATGTACTTGTCGTATCGTTAGTAGATATTTTAGCTATTGAAAGTTTGTTTGTATCTTCACTCCAAGCAGCTACTGTACCTTGAATAATAATACTTTCTGTGATCTGTTGTGAAACTTTTTCACCTACAATAAAGTCTCTTAGAGATGATGTATCTGCTAATGTCAATGTAGTGATTGCTCCTGAAGCTAAGTCCATATCATTATCGATAGCGTTGATATTTGTATCAAAATCTTCACCAGAGTATTCATAAAGATCACAACTGAGTTTAAATGTGTAGAGTTTACCTAATTGATAGAAAGTATTTTCGTGTTCTACAAATTTTATTTGAAACAAACTGTTTGATAATGGGAAATATACTAAGTCACCTTCATTAGGTCTCACACCTGTAGCTAAATTAGCATCCAATGAAACGAATCTTTCCCAACTTCTTCTTGATAAAACAAATTGAGCTGATTCTCTTGTTTCAATACCAAACTTAGAGTATAATTCACCTTCACCTTCGAATCCATCATTACCTTCAAGATACATTTCTATCTCATAAGCGTCTTCAAAACTTGATTCAGCGGCATCTCCGAGAATTAAATCCTCGTTAACTATTTTTCTTGGTAAGTAGTAACAATTATGTCCGTAGAATCTCAATGACTCTACAATTAAATCTTCTACTAAATTTTGTTCAGTTTTTACTGCGTGACTGAAAAATGCGTTTGTTGCCATGATGTGGCTATCCTATCATATCCATTACAGGTAATTCGTACCCTAGTCTCAATTCTTCTTCTAATTTTGTTATTTCTTCTTTAGCATCATCCACTAACTGTCTACCATTTAAAGTAACACCACCGGGTAATAGAACTCCGTCAAACTTAATTAAGTTCTGACCCCATTGTAATTTTAGTTTAGCTGTAGCGTATTTCTTTAACCATACATCATTGTAAATATCTGTATATGTTGTCGGGTCCATTTTTCTAATACACTCGATAACAATATATTCACCAGCGTTAATATTAGCTTTCCAATCCATATCAATATAAAGTCTGTTGCCGTGTTTACTGTGTCGCATGAATGCTGAACCAACTAACATATCATCTAACATACCTAAATGTTGTTGTACCATTTCGTAATGTAGTATAGAACTAGATGTTAAGTCATACATATCATGTAGTCTTAACTGATATCGTAAGTCAAACATATTATTAGTACTAGAACTGATATCTAGTACTCTTACAACCGACATAATTGATTCTGGGAGTTCGATATAGTTATTACCTTCTAACCATGTAGTAGCACCGTTGTCTGAACCACCACTACTTGAAGAAACAACATTCGAGTTTGTCTGTTGATTGTCAATTTCAGTTTGTGTTATTTGGTGTTTTAGATAAGTTCTTACTGTACCATCATAATGGTATTCATGAAAGAACTGTAAAGCATCATCAATAATATCATCAGTTTGATCATCATCTACATTGATTTCTACTACTGGTGCACCTAATTGTCGTTTACAATAAGATACAAGTTGAGCTTTTGTTGTTGGTATTGCCATAAATAAATTCCTCGTTAGTACTATTTATATCAAATAGAAAGTTTAGAGTCTATATTCTTTTACAGCAGCTTCTTGAATTCGATCTAATTTGTCGTTAAGTTTTTCTAATTGCATGAGAATTCTATTCATATCCTCAGCCATTTCTCTTTTTGAGACATAATCTCTAGCTATTTCTTCTCTTGTCTTATTGAGAAGAATATCTTGTCTTCTAATTTCATCATGTGATGTTCTAATCCACCAAGCTAGAGGAACTAGAACTAAAGTTAATATTAGATTCCAAAGCATATGTGACATTTCTAATTCCATCATATTAAACCCAACTATCCGCTACGACTCGTTTAAATACAGTTCTTAAATCCCAACAGCTTGAACCTGAAAAAGCTTCTTTTATAATAACCACTCCAGCACCACCAGTACCTCCAGTGCCTCCACCAGAAGGAGCTGGATTACCTCCACCTCCGCCTCCACCGCCGGTATTTACGGTTCCTGCCTCTCTATAAACATTGCCTGAACCACTACCTCTGCCACCACCACCAGAGCCTGCATTTCCACTTTGACCACCGTTATCACCGCCACCACCGCCTCCACCTGCTCTTGTTACAGATGAACCTGTGATTGAAGAAGCCGTACCAGCTCCACCATGACCACCATCTTTATAATCACCAGAAGAAGTTGCATTCCTAGTATCACCACCGACTGCACCAGCACCTCCTCCGCCTCCACCACCACAGAGTGCGTTTGCTCCACCTCCGCCACGATTTCCACCATCATTACCTTGTCCAGATGTTCCGTTTCCATGTCCTTCACCATTAGCAATGTTACTTCTACCCCCAACACCACCACCAGACCCACCATCACGACCAGCACCTGCTGTAAATCCAGTTCCACCACCACCACCTGTAGAAGTTATTGAAGAAAAAACTGAATTTGAACCATCACCATAGGTTCCTGTACTATTACCTGCTGGACCACCTGCTCCAATAGTTATAGAATAATCTGTTGATGCATTAACAGAAAAACTAGTAGCTGTCCTATACCCACCTGCTCCACCACCACCACCAGCGTCACCGTGAGAACCACCACCACCAGCAATGACTAAGTATTCAACTGAGGTTGTATTAGCTCCAGTTGTTAGTGTTCCGCTAGAGTTAAATGTACTAATAACTTCTGGTATTGATGTTTGAGCTGCTCCTATTAATCTTGGCATATTACACCCATGTTCCTGCTTTTACATTATCATAAAGTGCGTTTAAATTCCATATACCTGAAGCAGTTATAGGTCCTGGTTCAGAAACAATAACAACACCAGATCCTCCAGCACCGCCTCCACCGCCTCCACCATTACCTCCAGCACCACCACCGCCACCTGTGTTTGCTGTTCCTGCTATACCGTAACCTTGTGAATTAGTAGTATATCCATCTGCTTGATTACCCCAACCTTGACCACCGCCTCCAGCACCACCTACACCTCCTGTGTATTGACCCGCGTTGTTCCAAGTACCACCACCACCTCCACCAGCTCTTGTAACTGATGAACCTGAGATTGAAGAAGCTGAACCAGCCCCTCCGGCACCTTCACTTCCACTGTTAGCTGTATTACCGCCATTAGCACCGACAGCACCAGCACCGCCACCGCCGCCTCCATTACCATATGTATCTCCAGATCCTGAACCACCAGTGTTTCCTTGACCCGAAGTTCCAGCAGAACCACCTGAGCCTCCTCCGATCCATTCTCCACCACCAGAACCACCTACTCGTCCTCTCTTTAATGATTCAGTACTCGGACCTCCTCCACCTCCTCCACCTAGAGAAGTTATAGAAGAAAATACAGAGTTACTACCATTAGTACCGGCATCGGGATTGGCACCACCTGATACTGCGGCACCACCTCCACCCACAGTTATAGAATAATTTGTTGATGCATTAACAGAAAAACTAGTAGCTGTCCTATACCCACCGGCACCACCTCCACCAGCTATTTCACCACCACCAGAAGCTCCTCCAGCTATAACTAAATATTCAAGTGCAGATGTGTGTGCAGCTGTTGTTAAAGTACCACTTGAATTGAATGTTGTTACAGTAGAAGCTGACGGACTCGGTATATTATCTGTACCTATTACTCCACCATTGAAATCAGCCATGAGTTATACCTCGTCCCATTGTGTGTCTGTTTCATTCCAAACATATCTTTTGTCGTCATCAGGATAGCTAACTGGTGCTTGCCAATCATCACTAGAATCTAAAGCCCAAGATGAATAAGGTTGTGGTTGTATAAATTTATTTTTTGATGAATCGTAAGTATACCCAGCACCAGCATATTGTTTTCTAAAATTATTATTATAAGAAGTTTGTTTCCAAACTACTCCACCTGTTGAATAAGGAACAATAGTTGTAACAAAGGTTTCAGCATCAGTATGTTGATCACCACCATTGGTGTCTACATCATCATTAGATACTACGATTACTCGTAATACTTCGTTACTTGAATTGAGTTCCGCAAAATGAGCCATTTAAGTACCTCCTTACGCGTCGTCTATAACTTCAAAAGATACAAACAAATCTAAGTCACTAGCTGCACTTGCTCCACCTTTAAGTATATCACCTTCCATAAGATATATTGATGAATTCTTATCTATTAAAACTAAAGTAGCATCTGCTGGTACAGCTATTGTTTTAGCTATATAAACAGTAGCATCTGCACCTGTGGTTGTAACTCCGTCAGCTCCTGAACCCATACCATCAACAAATAAGTTTAGTGTTGCTGAATTTGTTCCATCTACATTACTACATATAATGCTATTTATTTTTAATATTTTGTTTGCGTCTACTGTCATTAGTGTAGCTGTCAGCGTGTTAGATAAATTCCAACCAGCATTTCCTGCTTTTATACTTGTGACTGAGACTATATTTGGATTTGCCATAATTTTCTCCTATGTTTATCCAAAAACCATAGCCATAGCTATCGCCTTTCCTGTTGTTGCTTTTGACGCAATATCTGTATTAATCGCGTTAGCGAGTTTGTCTGTTGTTATTTGATCATCTGCTATATGAGCTGTATCTATTGAACCATCTACATATTGATCAGAATCAACACTATTCGCTGCCATCTTAGCAACTGTAACATTAGCATTTGTAATATTTGCAGTTACAATAGCATCAGTAGCTAGAGTAGTTGTTATAGAAATACCAGCTGAACCGTCAAAGTTTGCTGTACCTGTAACATCACCGGCTACCGCAATAGCTCTAGGAGTTGTTAAAGTAGCTGCTGAACCTGTTGTGTTTTGATTGAGAGTACCGACTGTAAAGTCTATTGTACCGTCAGCATCTTGATAAGCTACTGTAATACCTGATTCAGTATTTGAACTTACCATTGCTCCAATGATGTCTTGCAGTTCTTCTGTCGTATGTATATCAGATGTTAATGCTAGTGTACCTGTTGTTACGGGTAAAGTAGCTGTAACATTTCCTGAATAAGCACCATGAGCTGCTGCTTCT